AGACTACTTTTCTAAATCAGGTGAGGGGGATGAAATATTCAAGAAAGTTATGTATAGTATTTCATCTGAAAATGAAGATGAGGGTGAAATGGATTTACCACACGTTATTCACATTCTTGGTTTATTAAAGGTACACAACCCTGACAAGTGGAAGGACTTCTTAAAAATGTTATACTCAACTATTAATGAGATTAAATCATTTATGGATGAAAAGTATGATACAGTTGAGATGACAGAAGAAAAAGAATACAAAAAGCCTAGAAAATACAGTAAGTCATATTGTGAAAAAACCCCATGTAAAAACATGGGGTTCACTCAAAAAGCCTCTTGCAGACCTTATAAGAATTGTTATTAATTATTTGCTCTTTGTAGGGCTCTAATTCTTAAATAGTCTTCACGACTTATGGTTGTCCTCTGAACAATAACATAATAGTTACCTTCTTTTTCAACCCACCTTTGTCTTTTAATTGGTACAACTTCTGACACCACTTCAGTATTATGTTTTTTGTGGTGTCTTTTTTTTCCTTTACCTCCATGTGCGAATGATGGTAATACCATTAATCCCATCATTAAAATTAAAATCAATTTCTTCATTTCTTTTTAACTTTAAATTAATTTATCAGAATATTTTAACATTCTCTTAACATAAATATAACATTAAACATGCAAAAGGACAATATTAAGAAAACCCAATATTAAGTTTATATTATCATTGATTTAGAATATGATATGTTAAGTTTTTTATACTATATATTTTTGGAAATAGAATAATTTATGTTTGGAACAATCTTATTAATGGTAGGTCTACAGTTCAATCCGACTGATACCATTGAACCCAAGAAAGAAGTCTTGGAAGAAGTAGTAATTACTACAACACACAAAAAAGAAACCACAATTGGAGTAATACAAAGTATGAAACTATCACCTGTAGTTGTGGATGGTATATCTCAAGAAACGATTAAAAAAAGTCCTGACAGGAACCTGGGGGAAACTCTGAAGAGGGTCGGTGGGACTACAATACAAAACGATAAGTTTGTCACCGTCAGAGGTCTGAGTGATAGATATAACACAGTCCTTATCAACGGAGCTTTGTTAACATCAACAGAACCTGACAGACGAGCTTTTTCATTTGACATTATACCTACTAATGTTGTAGATAATATGACGATTAGTAAGACATTCTCTGCTAATTTACCTGGTGACTTTAGTGGTGGTGCAATACAAATAACAACTAAAAGTGATTTCTCTGACAGAGTAAACTCATTTAACTTTGGATTGGGTTATGGCTCATTATCCACATTCAATGACGGTTGTTATGTTAAATTCAATAAACTACCAATATCTTTTCCAACAACAAAAGAATTTAGAATCAGTAATTTGGAAGATAGGGTCCATTATACATCAACACTACCGGTAAACTATCAACCTATTTGTCAACCAAATAATCCTAATTTAAGTATGAGTTATTCGTTCGTTGATAGATGGAGATTCAACGGTAAAGGTTTAGGTATTGTAAGTAATATTACATATAGAAATTCAAATACTATTCAATACAATCAAAGAAAAGATTATCAATCACCAAATGAATTGGCATATGAATATGATGATAAAGTTTACACAAACACTTCTAATTTATCTGTACTAATAAACCCAACACTTTTATCGGGTAAAAACAAATTAACATTTAAGAATTTATTTAACTACCAGGGTGAGAATATATTCATAACTCGAAATGGCGTGAACTATGATAACTTACAAGAATTGTATTATACAAATACAATAGGTTTTAGAAAGTTTTTATATTCAACACAATTGGAAGGTGAAAGAAAATTAGAAACAAAAAAAATTCTGTGGGGAGTCAATTTTTATAATTTAAATAGAAATCAACCAGACTACAGAATTAACCCATTATCAAAATCATTAGGTTCAAATGATTCTATGGCTACCGTGTGGAGAGACACCTACAGATTCTGGTCTAAGATGAATGAAAGTGGTTTAGGTGGAAACTATTATGTTAATGGTGATAAATTATCTTATGGTGTAATGGAGCAAATCAAATATAGAAACTTTTCATCAAGAGTTTTTAGATACACCACAGAAACTTTATTAAATGAGATTACAAATAATACGGACAAATATTTTGGTATGTCTAACTTGTTATCGACTTATGTGAATTATAGTAACCAATTAAATAATTTAAAATATGTTGTAGGTTTAAGAAATGAAAACCAACATTTTTTAGTGAACACTTATGACTTTAGTGGAAGAGAAATTAATGTAATGAGGGGGTATTATGATTTACTACCATCGATAAATACAAATCTATCTTTAAGTAAAAAGAATAACATTCGATTTGCAGTATCGAGAACAATAGCAAGACCGGAGTTTAGAGAAGTGTCCAATTTCGCATATTATGATTTTGTTAGAAATGCTCAGATAGTTGGAAACCCAGAATTAAAAAAGTCTAACATAACCAATTTGGATGTGAGATTTGAAAGATATATGTCGACAAAAGAAAATTTCTTTTTATCTACATTCTATAAACACTTTAATAATCCAATCGAGCAAATTGTTGCGAATGGTTCTGTACCAAGTAATTTAATATTAACATATTCCAATCCTGATAATGCCATTACTTATGGTGCTGAGATGGAATATAGAAAACAAATATCTAAAACATTAAACTTCTATACTAATTTAAGTTATATTAAATCATCGGTAGAAGTTGATGGTAAAGTAAGACCACTTCAAGGTCAATCACCATACATCATTAATACTGGTGTATATTATCAAAAAGAAAATCTTTCTGTTTCGTTTTTGTATAACAGAATTGGGGAGAGAATCTCAGCGGTAGGTTTCAGAGGATACTCAGACATCTATGAAAACAGTAGAGACCTGTTAGATATGACTATCCAATATAGAACTAAGAATATAGAGTTCAAGCTGAGTATTAGTGATATGTTATCTCAACCCACTATTCTTTATCAACAACCAAACAGGGATTTAATTAAAACAATAAACGAAAAAAATATATCAATTTCATTAAATTACAAGTTATGAAAAAATTATTCATCTTAGGACTAATGTCCTTAATGTTATTCTCTTCATGTGAGAAAGACCCAATTGACCAACCTACTGATACAGTATTAGTTGGCACATTAACTGAAAATAAAACGTTAACATCAGACAAAGAATGGACTCTTAGAGGGTATGTTTATGTTCCTGAGGGTGTTACATTAACTATTGAACCTGGAACTATAATTAAATCAGACATTGCTGAGAAAGGTGCATTGTGTATTGAAATGGGTGGAAAGATTATGGCTGAAGGAACTGCTTCACAACCAATCGTGTTCACTTCAGGACAATCATCACCACAACCTGGTGATTGGGGAGGTATTTTGATTTTAGGTAAAGCGGTAATAAATCAAGGAACTGCAACTATTGAAGGTGGTGTTGGTCGTCAATACGGTGGTAATGATGATAATGATAATAGTGGGGTATTCAAATATGTTAGAATTGAATATGCTGGCGTTGCGGCATTTCCAAACTCAGAGATTAATGGATTAACTTTAGCTGGTGTTGGACGAGGTACGACAATTGAATATGTACAAACATATTACGCTAATGATGATGCATTTGAATTTTTTGGTGGTACGGTAAATCCAAAATATCTTGTAGCGGTCGGTACTGCTGATGATGATTATGATTTTGATTTTGGTTATACTGGTACAGTACAATACGCAATATCAAAGAGAGACCCTCAATTTGTTGATGGTGCAGATGCTGGTAACGGTATTGAATGTGACAATGATGGTTCAGGTTCTACATTAACACCAACAACACATCCCGTATTATTAAACTTCACTTTAGTTGGACCAAATGATGGTAACGCTTTGTCAAACCATAATTTAGCAATGAGATGGAGAAGAGGTACAAACTTCACAGTTAGAAATTCAATTTTCTATGGATATATGAAAGGATGTTTCAGTATTGAAAGTGATATTACTGCATATTATTATGGTAACAATTATGTTAACTTTACAGGTAATTTATTACATAGTTACGACACAACTAAGATTGTAGTGAGCAAAGCATTAACGACACTTACGACTGAAGATATGACAGCTAGAGTATTATTAGGTGGAAACACCATATATACAAACACTACATCACCAATTACAAATGATTTTGAAACAATCAATGGTAATATTGGTGCAATTCCACAGGGAACAACCAACTGGACTTTAGGTTGGACAAGGTTCTAATATAAATTTTCTATTTCAAATGAAAGCCTCCGCAGAAATGTGGGGGTTTTTTCATTTAAAACTTTTAAAAGATATTTATAGTAAAAGTTTTAATATGAAGCATTTAGAAGGGATTTCATTAAAGTCGAGAATTTCATTAGTTATTGCAGGATTAATTATGATGACATTCTTTTTTGTGCAAACTTGTGTTGTTTTTGGTGTTTGTGATAACACTTATTTTTTGGCGGTTTTTGGTTATATGTGTGTTATTTCATTTATGCCTCCATTTTTTTTAGTGGTAAAAGAATTCCTAAATAAACGAGAAGAAGTTAAAAAAGAGTTAGATAAGAAAAGTATATATTTAGAACACGCAGCAAAAATAATTAGACACGATATGCACTCAGGTATTAATACTTACTTACCACGAGGTATCAAATCACTTAAAAGAAGATTACCTGAAGAAACAATTAAGGTGTTAAATATTTCATCACCAATCCAACTAATAGAAGACGGTTTAAAACACGCACAAAAGGTCTACTCAGGTGTTTATGAATTTACGAATATGGTTAAACAAGAAATTCAAATGTCAAAATCACCTAAAGATGTTAAGGTAATATTGAATGAATACTTAAGATTAACGGCATATAAAAATCAGGTGATTTTAAATGATAATTTACCTAAAGATTTGGAAATTAATGAACCGTTATTTTGTACCGCAATTGACAATCTTATTCGTAATGGTTTGAAATATAATGACTCACCAACCAAGTTTGTTAAAATATATTTTGAGGATGATACACTATATGTTGAAGATAACGGTCGAGGTATGACTAATGAAGAATTTATCAAACTATCCCAACCATACAAAAGAAATACTAACCAAAAAGAAACAGGTACTGGGTTAGGGTTAAACATATGTACTGAAATATTAAAAGAACATGGGTTTAAAATTAGTTCAGAAAAGACAAACAATGGAACTAAAATAAAAATTAAGACTATTTAAGATAAAAAGAGAAATGATAGATACATTAATGTTAATTGATGATGAGAACTTATTCCATTTAGTATTTGAAGATGCTTGCTCTATGTTAGATATGGCATTATCAATTGAGTCATTGGATAGTTCAGACGAGGCGGATGCTAAATTTAAAGAGTGGTTTCCTGATGACCCTAATCACGAAAGACCTGATTGTGTTTTTGTTGATTTAAATATATTAGGTTCCACCTTTGATGGTATTGAATTAATTAGAAAAATAAACTCAGAATACGGTAATGGTTGTGTTATTGGTATCATATCTTCATCGGAAGACGAGATAGAAATTAGTAAGGCAAAAATGGTTGGAGCTCAATTTTGGATAATTAAATCTGATGAAATTGAACCAAGACTTGAAGAATTTAAAAAAGACTACGAGTCTTATAAAAACAAAACCGCACCGTTTAAAATTTATAGATAACAATGATACTATCCAAACAAGATAGAGATTCGTTTTTACTATTGGCCAAAGATAAAAAAATCTATCTTGAAGGGAATATCTCCAAAGTAATTCAAGCAGAAAAAGGTGATGATGAGTTTGACAAGTATTTGAAACTTTGTGTAAAAAGAGATAACGAAGTTAGGCGTAAAAGATTAGATGTTACAAAACAAGTTCAATCACAAAATAAAGAACTTGAAAGTGTAAACAGAGAAAATATGAAATTAATGGAAGATTTAAAACTTTCATTAGATGAGAGTAATAAATTAAGAGAGGAGGCTGAGATTGCCAGAATAAGTGCCGAATCTGCTAAGGACATCGCCTTAAATGATTTAGAAGTATTACAAAAAAGAACTCAAACCGAACTTATTGGTACTATAGTAAGAATTGCTTTATGGGTGATAATTGGTGTTGGTCTTATTACTTCAGGTCTTTATTTAACCGTTTTAATCATGGGTGGTGATTCTAAGATTATTGAATCTACTTGGTCTAATTTATTTGGTATATTATTAACTAATTCATTTAGTATTATTGGTACTATTATGGGGGTTAAGTATGCAACAGAAAAACAAAA